ATGCCGACGCTGAATCAGAATACTACCGGTACGGCGGCCAATGTTACCGGCACTGTGGCTATAGCTAACGGCGGTACTGGCGCTACCACGCAACAAGCCGCTATTACCGCCCTAGCCGGAGCAAACACAGCAGGGCAATATTTGCGCGGTAATGGTACTAATGTAGTGATGTCCGCGATTCAAGCGGGCGATGTTCCCACGCTAAACCAAAACACCACTGGCACTGCCTTGAACGTGACCGGCACGGTGGCTATAGTCAATGGCGGAACGGGACAAACGTCGGCAAATGCTGCGTTAAATGCGTTGCTTCCCGTGCAAACCGCCAACAATGGTAAATATTTGACGACAAACGGGTTTGACACGTCATGGGCAACGATACCGACGGGAGGCGTAACAACGTTTTCTGCGGGAACGACGGGGTTAACGCCAGCAACAGCAACGTCTGGAGCTGTGACGCTGGGCGGGACTTTGGCTGTAGCTAACGGCGGAACAGGCGTAACATCATCGACAGGTTCGGGCGACAACGTACTTGGAACATCCCCAACCATTACAGACCCAAAAATTGCTCAATCTATCAATACACAGACGGGAACTTCATATACCGCCGTTCTTGCAGATAGCAATAAGGTCATTACGCTAAGCAACAGTTCAGCGATTACGTTTACTATCCCATTGAACGCCTCGGTAGCGTTTCCGATTGGAACCAGTCTAAACGTCGCCCAGCTTGGGGCGGGTCAGGTTACGATAGCGGGGGCTGGTGGCGTTACTATTTTTGGTATCGGCACCAAAATTGCCGCGCAATATGGGGCTGCAACGGCAATCCAAATAGCAACCAATCAATGGTTGTTGGTTGGGAATTTGACGACATGATTCAGTTTGGAATTACCGCCAGTTCTCTGCCATCTGGCGTGCCGGGGGCCGTATTTGCCGTTGGCGATGACAGCGTAAAAGCTAGAGCTTGGTATTGGGCGGGGTCATTTTTTGGTGCCAAATACACTGACCCGTTTACTACGTCGTTAAAAGATTCGTATTCAATTGACATAACCCCTTCCAATGACAATGTAGTTATTGGTATGCAGTATGCCAATTTTTTAATTGCATTTCCTTTTAATTTATCCACGGGGTGGGGGGCCAAATATGCAGATCCTGCAACATTGCCATCCCTTGGTGCAACACGTATAAAATTTAATCCAAGCGCATCTGCGGTGGCAGTGACGGGCGCGCAGGTCCCCAAAGTCTGGGCATGGTCTGGTAGCGGATTTGGCTCCCAATTTAGCGATCCTAGTTCATTAGGCCTTATAGACAACACGCAAGATGTAGCATTTTCCCCTGCCAATGATGCAATAGTAGCGGTGGGAACGTCGTCATCATCTTCATACATTGCGGCATGGGCGTGGTCGGGCAGTGGATTTGGCGCAATCAAATCAAATCCGTCAAGCCCGCCAACGGCCCTTACGCGATCCGTTGCGTTTGTAAATGATGGCAGCGCGGTGGCCGTTGGATTTGACGCATCACCGTTCATTCATGTGTACGCATGGTCCGGCGGCGCTTTTGGCGCAAAGTTTTCCAATCCTTCAACGTTGCTGACATCAGCGCCAATGGCAATTGAATTTAACCCAGCTCGCACGGCGGTGGCAGTTGGACAAATTGCATCTCCCTACTTGGGCGCGTATGCGTGGTCTGTCAGTGGATTTGGCGCAAAATATGCCAATCCGTCTAATGTTCCGACAGACTATGTTCGCAGCATATCGTTCAACTCTACAGGCGAGTGGCTGGCAACAAGTAATTCGTCTACCAATTATTTGACCGTGTATCAGTTTTCTGCCGCAACAGGATTTGGAGGCGTTAGACGTCCGCCCCTTGCGCAACAAGTATTAACCAGAGGAACGGTATTTACCAAGTGAGGACATAATGACCAAAGTTGAAATGTTGACGCAAGCGAAAACCATGCGCGAACAGGAAATTTTTGAATATCAAATTAATATTGACAACTTCAAAATTGCATTACAAAACATAGCTGCGATGCCTGCCGAAGAACGTCAAAGCGTCAGCGAGTTTGAGGCGCAGCTTTCTAAACTTTTAAACGACAATTTGCGCGAACAGAAAAAGGCGCAAATTATGCTTGACGCGATTAATGCGCAATTGTAAGAACGGCTATGACGCTTAAGAAACTTGTCCTCAAGCCCGGCGTCAACCGGGAGAACACGCGGTATACCATGGAGCAAGGTTGGTATACCAGCGATAAGGTACGGTTTCGTCAAGGTACGCCCGAAAAGATTGGCGGGTGGACCCGATTGTCGCAGTATGAGTATCTTGGGATCTGTCGGGCGCTGTTTTCTTGGGCGGCGCTGGATTCCAATGTGTGGACAGCGGTTGGCACCAACCTTAAGTTTTACGTAACGCTGGGTACGCAATACTATGACATCACGCCCATCAGGTCGACGACCCCAGCTGGCGCGGTCACGTTTTCTGCGGTAACGGTTTCTCCGTATAGCTCAACCATTACCGTCACGGACGTTGCGCATGGCGCATTGATCAATGACTTTGTGACATACAGCGGCGTTGCCGTGGGCGGCCTGGGTGGCAACATTACGCAGGCTGTGCTTGAGCAGGAATACCAAGTAGCACAAGTCATTGACCAAGATACATACACCATTATTGCCAAAGACCCGACCACAGGTTTGCCGGTTACGTCCAACGCTTCAGATACCGGGAATGGTGGAGCGACGGTAATAGCCGCGTATCAAATTAACACTGGGAGCGCGATTGCGACCGTGCCTAGCCCAGGGCCGTCAGCGTCTTGGGGTTTGGGTAGCTGGGGTTCAGGCCCGTGGGGCGGTGGCGCTAACGTTGTGTTGCCGTTGCGCGTATGGAGCGAAGGCAACTTTGGCGAAGACCTAATCTTTGGGCCGCGCGGCGGAGGCATGTACTACTGGGACACAAGTCTTGGTACGAATGTGCGAGCGGTTGCGCTGGATGGGATTCTAGGCGCCACCGATGTGCCGACTGTTCAAAACTTCATTCTGATCTCAGACATTTATCGGTTTGTGTTTGCGTTTGGCTGTAATGACTACGGCTCTTCTACACAAGATCCGATGTTAATTCGATGGTCAGATCAAGAGGATTCAATTAATTGGTCGCCGTCGGCTACTACGCAGGCTGGAAGTCTCCCGTTGTCTCGCGGATCAGAGATCATCACAGCCATCCAGTCACGGCAAGAGATTGTGGTATGGACGGATACTGCGGTCTATTCATTGCAATATTTGGGCGCTCCCGAAGTGTGGGGAGCTCAGCTTCTAGGCGACAATATTTCTATCGCTGGCCAGAATGCGGTAGCTTTTTCCAATGGCGTTGCATTTTGGATGGGCGTAGACAAGTTCTACCGGTATGACGGTCGAGTTCAAACATTGCGATGCGACCTCCGGCAGCATGTGTTTGGCGACATCAATTTGTTGCAGTTGGGGCAGGTATGCTCAGGGACCAACGAAGGCTTTAACGAAGTTTGGTGGTTCTATTGCTCTGCAAATTCCACTGTTGTAGACCGGTACGTGGTGTATAACTATTTAGAAGACATTTGGTACTACGGGTCACTTGGTCGCACCGCGTGGATTGATTCTGGGCTGAGGCCGTATCCGTTGGCCGCAACGTATAGCAACAATCTTGTCGAGCATGAATACGGTGTTGATGACAATCAAACGGACGTGACTTTGCCGATTGTTGCAACGATTGAGTCGGCTGAATTTGACTTGGATGACGGTGACAAGTTCATGTTCATTCGCCGGGTTCTGCCAGATATTACGTTCCGTGGATCGACGGCGAATAACCCATCTGGGGAGTTGTCACTGATTCCCATGCAGAACTCCGGTTCGGGCTATAACAATCCGCGTTCGGTTGGCGGGTCAAGTAATGCTGGCGTGGTGCGTAGCGCTACAGTTCCGATTGAGCAGTTTACTGGTCAGGTCTATATTCGGGTTCGTGGGCGACAGGTTATTGTGAAGTTTGAGTCGTCGGATGTTGGCGTAGCATGGCAGCTTGGTTCGATGAGGCTTGACATGCAGCCTGACGGGAAGCGAGCATGACGCTGATTGTCACGACAGACTATGAGCTGCAAAAGATAGCTCCGCCCGCCCTGCCGCAAGCCACCCCGATTTATTCCCAGGCGTATCAGGATCAGTTCAATAATGTTCTGCGTCTGTACTTCAACCGACTAAACAACATTCTGAGCCAGCTCATGGCAATTGACACGTCTATTCCGATTTCCTTCCCACCGACCGCACTGGATGCGTTTGGCCGGCAGCGTGTTAGTCAGCCATATACGCTCTTCGATAGCCAAAACCGATATGCCGCTGACAACCAATTTGACGTGGCGGTAACGGGCACCGGTCTTACCACTTTCCTGCCTAACGAAGCGGCCGTAAAGATAGAGGTTACGGGGGCCGGCGCTGGGTCGGTAGTGCGGCAGAGCTATCGTTCGTTCCCGTATCAGCCCGGCAAGGGGCTGTTGGTGTTGGCAACATTTGTGATGGATGGAAGCCAAAACCTAAATTTGACGCAGCGGGTCGGTTACTACAACGCACAAAATGGCGTCTTCTTCCAGCGCATTGATGGCACGTATTCGTTTGTCCTACGTTCGTATGTAACCGGATCGGTGTCAGATGCGCGGACGGTTAACCAATCTAGTTGGAACGGCGACAAGTTGGACGGTACAGGGCCGTCAGGGTTAACCCTAGATCCCAGCAAAGCTCAAATATTGTGGATGGATTTTGAGTGGCTGGGTGTTGGCTCGGTGCGCTGCGGCTTCATCATTGACGGTCAGTACATTGTTTGCCATACGTTTGAGAATGCCAACGTCATTACCAACGTGTACATGACGACTGCAATATTGCCTGTGCGGTACGAGATTGTCAGTACGGCGGCGGTTGCTGCGTCCATGAAAGCGATCTGTTGTTCGGTGGTGTCAGAGGGCGGCTTTGAGCAAACGTCGATTGATCATGTTGCGCGGCGAACGACAATCTTAGGCACAATAAGCACGACGTTCCTGCCGTTGGTGTCGATTCGTTTAGCTGCCGGTAGACTGGGTGCGGTGGTGCTGCCAAATCGTGTTCAGATGCTCCCCACCACAAGCCAAAACTATGAGATTGCGTTGGTCAAAAATCCAACATTGACGAGCGCATCTTGGGTGGCGGTGCCAACAGACTCCAATGTTGAGTACGATGTATCTGCGACAGCAATGACAGGCGGCAGCATTGTTCAAACCGATTACGT